GGTCAAGCAATCCCGGATCATTCTTCAAGCGAGCATTGATGGACTGGTTGGTCCAGTCAACGAATGCCTCAGGGTCTGAAAGTAATTCTCTCAGCTTAGCCTTGTCCGTGAGCGTCGCGCGCACGGCGTCCGAGTCAACTGCTGCCGCAATCGCCATGTCACTTCCTTCCTATGGGCATTGCATCAATAAGGCTAGCTACGAATACAGTGTGTTCGTCGGCAAGCTTCTTAGGGTCTGGGGCGCGGTTACGTCCTGCGTATTTAAAGCCTTTGTTGGTGAGCTTGTGGTGTTTCTTCATAAAGGCGTCAATCTCATCATCCGTGATGGGACCGTCATCGTCGGTGGTGTCGTCCGTTGTGGACTGTCCATCATCGACAGTGGCATCATCACCAGTCGGTTGCGGCGCAGGCTTATCCGCCTTTGGGCGTTCGTAGATCCGATCCGCCAGGCCGAGCGTGACTGCCTCCTCGTCGAACATCCATGTCTCAGCGACCATGAGCGCCCGCCAGTCCTCTGCGGTGCCGCCAGCCTTGCGTGAGTACATACTGGCGATGTTCTGTGACTGGTTGTCCAAGAAGTCAGCGAACTCACGGAATGCTTTCGCGTTACCAATTTCAATACCTGAGGCATCGTGAATCATTAATTGGGAACCTGGCATCATCACAACCTCATCGGCGGCCAGTGCGATAATGGACGCACCTGAGGCAGCCAATGAATCCACGTAGGTAGTAATGTGCGATTGATGCTTGGTCATAGCGCTAGCGATAGCGATGGAGTCAAAAACACTCCCACCCGGTGAATTGATTCTGACATCGATATTGGGGGTCGTGATGTCATTCAACTCACGTACGAAGGTCTCAGCGTCGACACCGAACCAACCGCCGATGGACTCGTAAATAAATACCTCGGTCGTCTGACTGTCTGTCGTCGCGTCCTTAATCGTGTACCAGTCGAGCTTGACCTCTGCGACGTCGTTGGCTAGCGTCGGGTTAAGCAGCCGTAGCTTGTCAATCATTTCCCGTTTGAGGTTCTGAACGCTAAGCTTGCCTAAATCCATTATTCCCTCCCTTCTGTCACTATTACGTTTGCAATGTTGTTCTGTCGCTTTCTGGATAGCGGCACAATACCCCTCGGGGTTTTGCTTATCGCGGTTGTGCCGCACACAATCAGCAAAATCTTTTGTATTCGCACTTCGGTCCGAAGGGCATTGTTTGTTACCTCCATTCCCTAAACGCGCGGTGGCCACGTCCAACGGTTGGGTGCCAACGTTCCCAGCGCCTCACGACTTTCCTCATCAGGCAGTTCGTCAATATAAACTGCTGAGGTGCGCCATTCCTCGGTCTCGTTGTCACGAAAAATACGTACGTTCACAGTAGTGTCAGACCATACTCGTACGACAATTGCCGGGGCGACGTCAGAGCCATTGTTCTCATTCGGAGCCATAGGCACCAAAACGATACCGCCCAAGCTCGGCTTCTGGTCTGGCATGTAATTTACGCTCCTTGTGCTGGTTGCGGGTCGGTAGGCGGTTGGTTGTTACCGCTGCTTGCTCCGGTAGGTATTCCTACCCAGCGCATTCGTGGCAAGCTCATGGCGTCACTGACGTCGTCGGGATGGTACCCCGAGGTCACCAGGTTTTTGGCACCTGTAGTTTGGCTCAGGCGTTCACGGTCAACAGCCTCATGATTGATAGGCGTCGGGTCATCAAAATCTAGTTCGAGGCTCTTGCCGTTGGCGAACTTCGGCAACAGGAATGCATTAATAGTATCTTTCCAACGGCTCAACCGGGGGATGGTCTGGCCTTCTGCCATGATCTCCTTACCGGCCTCAGCGTTGGCACGGTTCACATCATCCACAGTTCCAAGCATTGGCTTGGGGAATGCGAATGCTTCACGAATTAGTTCACGTGGCAAGTTTCGTAGTTCAACGAACTGCATGTCTGTCATGCTGAAATTAGTGTCTTGCCACTCCGCGTTCTCTAGAATTGCCACACGGTGTGCGTTGGCCACACCTTGATGCTGCTGGCGCCAGCGGCGCACGAATGCATTGAACTCATCGTCATTCATACGGTAGTCGACCTTGATGATCCCACCAGGCCTAGCCCCGTTAATGAAGAAATTTCTATTCCATTCAGCGCTGTAGCGTGCGGCATCAATGTCATTCAGTACCGTTTGTACCGGCCCCATACCCCGGTAGGGGTCGCTAGGGTTAGGGTACTTGATATGAATTACTTGGTTCAGCTCAAGCGGTACTTCCTCACCGTCCGGCCCTTGATAAATATAACCAGTAAGAAACTTCGTCGGGTGCTTGACCGGCTGAATACGATCCGGCCTCACACACCACATTTCGACTACCAGATTACCGATGAGGTTAAGAACAATAACACCCTCACCGACAAGATCAAGGTGTTGCTGTACCGACTCACGGAAAAAACGGCCGGTGTAGAAATCATTCGGCCTATCCCACACGGTCATAAAGCCGTGGTTCATTACCTCTACACGTCGTTGCTTGTCACGTTTTGAGGTCTTGCGGTATAGGTGCCACTCGGTCGACGCAAATGCATTACCAATCTGACTGACGATGGCGAACAGCGTTCCCACTGAGCCATAGGCATCATATGCTCGTTCACCTACAGGTAGTTGTTCGCTGTTGTCCGAGAAAAGTGCACTACGTGATCCAGACCCGACGTATGGCACAGGGGCCTGATTACGGGCACCCAGAAATCGGCTAGCCGTACTGGCCAAGCGGGTAATCAGGTCATCCATCGTGAGTCCCTATCGCCGGAACTGCGGTTGTTGAGGCTGGTTGCTATCGTTATCATCTTGTGATTTTCTCGTGGTCAGCGTCGAAAGCAGGAAGCACGAAATGCCCGCGACGATGAAACCAGCCATGATCGTCCATTGAAAACCTGCATAAGTCAAACATCCAAAACCAGCGAGGTGCAGCATTAGCCTAACGATAGATTCGTAGAGCGCGGGTACGGTTGATTGCTTTACTTTCTTTCGTTTGGCAACCGCGCTAGCTAGCTTGAAACCGAAGTACTCGCGAATACTAGGAACATCTTCCATAGTGGTCATTCCCATTTCCTCTCATTGAAGTTGCGTAGCCCGTGCGCCGCCCTTGAGGTCCAGCCATGACGTCATGTAGCGATCCGTGTCGACACCGTCATCATCACGTTTGACCGGCTCATCCTGCTGGCGACCATCGGGGTTAGTCTTCCACACGTAAGCCGGGTACTCCTCAATGGTGCTTGTCGGTAGAAGCTTGTCAGCTTGCCTCTGGTCCCTTTCTACTAACGCGTCACGCATGAAATAAAATTTCGCGTTACCTTCCTTATCTAGTTTTAGGCGTTCTTTCTGCGCATTGATACCTTCGAAGACATTCTTAATTGCTGCCTGCGTACCCAAGCCTGTAGCGCGCTCCAGTGTGCGCCTGCCTTCGGCATCGTGATCACAAATAACCGCCGTAGGCTTGGGCTCAATCCACTCAATTGTCTCGTTAATGCGTGTGACTTTGTTGAAATGGTCGTAGAACTCTTCCCGCTTGATCCTGGTTACCTCGTTCATGATAGTTACCGCATGCTCTTCAACCGTGCGCTGTGTCATATAGATCTCGCGGTACATGTACAGTGAATTAGTTTCGGTATCCAAGGCGTAGCACTTGAGCACGAATGGGTGCACGTACCCGAAGTCGATTACCCAGTAACGAAGCCATTCTTCAGGCAGGGGCAGGCGGTTACCTTCCTCATCATATTCCCATTCGCAAATATGGTAGTACGGATCGAACTCCTCATAAATAATTCCATCGGCACTGACCCACAGACCAAGCCTAAGACGCTTGTAACGTACGCCTGTGAGCTTGTCCAAAATGCCGATATAGTGTTCACCCTTCTCGGTGAGCGTGCCGTCAGAATTGAACAGCACGGGGTTGTCCTCATGCCGCGATTCGATAAGCGCGGTAGTACCCTCATCCGCCCTTAGCTTGAGCCAATGCTTTTCGCCCGCTGGGTTGCAGTCCATGATGAGTTGTTGGAAACTAATATTCCAGTTACGCAACCGCGTCTTGATGAACTCAAGGTCTTCAAGATTGATCTCCGTGGCTTCTTGAACGTATACAATATCATATTCGGAAGACATGATCCGGGTCGGGTTGTCCAGACCACCAATGGTCACAGTGGACCCATTCTTAAAACGGTACTGTGCGGCCTCTTGCTGCGATCCTCCATAGTAGACAACTTCCCCGGTGGCCAATGCTTCCTTGATGACGTAACGTCTCCAGGTCACCAGTGCCGTAGAACCCAAGGAGCGCAACGTCTTTCGCAGAATGAGTGCCCGAGTATTAGGTGTGAGAAGGCATACAGCGAAGATCTTTTCCAAGCAAGCACGTGACTTACCTGTGCCAGCCGGACCGGAGATCAAGACCTCTTCGTATCTGTTCTCTAGCACCAACTTGCAGCCGCCCCGGGCGTTGTAGACATGCTTGAGGCGCTTCTGTGCCTTGGTACGTGCAACACGTACGGGCACCTTAGTAATGAGTTTCGCTGGCAACTTGATCACCTGAAGTTCTCTGGATCGATACCCTCGAACTCGACACTGAGCACTTCACCGGTACCACTGTCACCAGAGCCTCTGTGGAGCAACTGGCCGAGTTCGTTTGCCGCTGCTGTAAGGTAAGAGCGTAATTCCCGCAAGACAACCGCGTCCAAGGCACCGGCCACAATGGACTCAAATAGGTAGTCAGCCACGATCTCGTAACGCTTGAGCCGGGCGAACTTGTTAGCTATCCACAAGTCATCCAGCTGCATAGGCGTGACTACCTCAAGCGATTCCTTCTCACGCTCGTGTGTTTGGAAGGCTTGCCTAGCTAAGCTAATAGCGTCCTCATGCGCGCTAACAAACTCGCGAAGTTCATGCACGGTGTAGCCGTACCACAGAGCTATCTGCTTAGCGGTACCTTCCCTGTTAGCTATCGCGTTTATTAACGCGAGTCTATCGGTAGCTGTCATTTCCTCCATAACTGCGCAGCATAGCATTAGCCCTTTGTCAACCAGCCACGTTGGGATACCACTGAAGGCTTTTTCTCCAGGTGGGTCGTAGTGCCGTTCTCCGCTTTCTTCCCCGCCGGTCGGGCCGATGCCACGCTCATAGACCGGCTGGTGGCGCCTGAGCAATTACAGGG